ATCGAGCACCTGCACGAGCCGAAAACAACAGGAATGACCTTGCGCGACTACTTCGCGGCTAAGGCCATGCAAGGATTGCTCGCAAATTCGCAGCTTCCCGCAGACCCTAGCGGGGAAAAACTTGCGTTGGTCGTCTACGCTATCGCTGACGCCATGCTGAAAGCCCGCAATGCAGCACAGTAACATCGTAGGCGGCTCGACCGCTAAGCGCGTCATCTCGTGCCCTGGCTCGGTGAAGCTGGTGCAGAAGATGCCCCCGCAGCCGTCCAGCGTCCATGCTGATCGCGGCACCATGCTGCATGACGTCATTAGCCGCATCTTGCTCGACCAAGGCGTCGTCATCGGCCAGTTCAAACACAAGGATCAACTGCTCACACAGGAGCTATATGATGAGAAGATTACGCCTGCCCTGGACGCGCTCGACGAGATCGATCCCAACGGTGACTTGGTATACGAGGTGGAGACACGCGTTGGTTTCGGCGATCTTCTGCCTGGAGTGTTTGGCAGCACTGATCTTGTTGGGCGTATTGGTCAGCGTGCTGTGGTCCTTGATTGGAAGTTTGGCGACGGTGTTGTCGTTGATGCTGTAGAGAACGCGCAGCTCATGTTCTACGCCGCAGCGGCCATGCGTACCGATGAGCTGAAGTGGGCTTTTGACGGCGTTGATGAGATCGAGTGCGTCATCGTGCAGCCGCCAGCCATCAGGCGCTGGGTGACGAACAAACTTCGCATTTTGCAGTTTGAGCAAGAGTTGATGACAGCGGTTATGCAGGCGCAGCGTGACGACGCGCCGCTGGCGCAGGGCGAGCACTGCCGCTGGTGCGCGGCCAAGCCCATCTGCCCGCAGATGACCGGCGCCGTCGATCGCGCACTGAAGCAGCAGTTGGTCAACTTAGATGTTGACATGCTTGGCCGGTATCTGCACAATGCCGACCTCTTGGAAGAATGGATTAAAGACTTGCGTGCGCTGGCCTTTGGGATGCTTGAGAAGGGCGTGAACGTGCCCGGCGTCAAGATCGTCCAGAAGCAAGCGCGACGCAAGTGGACCGATGAGAGCAAAGCCAAACAGGCGCTGCTCGACATGGGTCTGAAAGAATCTGTCGTCGTCGAGACTTCGATCATGTCACCGGCGCAGGCCGAGAAGGCGCTCAAAAAGCGCTTTAGCGAACTGCCCGAGGACTTGATCAAGTCCGAGTCGTCAGGTACGACGCTCGCCCCGGTGGATGATCCCCGGCCAGCGGTGCAGTCGTTCATCGGGCTGTCAAAAGCCCTTTCTAAACTGTAATGGAGTTTCACATGTCCAATATCGTAAAGTTCTCTGGCGCTAACCTGCCGTCTGTCACTTCCCTGTCCACCGCGCTTCGCAGCATCGCCACCGATGTCAGCGCCTCGACCACGGCCATCATCAAGATGGATCGTACGGGGCACTGGGTCTTTGGCGCTGACCAGACCGAGGCCGAGGATGACGCCCGCTGGGCGGTCAACCCCTTCTCGTTTGTCCACGGCTTCATCGCTTGGGGCGACGGCGAGGTGCTTGGCGAGAAGCTGGTGCCCGTCACCGAGCCTCTGCCTGAGCAAGACGCAGCGCCTCACGGCGCGAAGAAGGGCTGGGAGCCGCAGACGGGCTTGAGCCTGAAGTGCATCAGCGGCGAGGACGCTGGGCTTGAGGCGCGGTTCACGACCACTTCGGTCGGTGGCCGCAAGGCCGTGCAGACCTTGGCTGTTGCCATCGCCACGCAAGTGGAGAAGGACCAGTCCAAACCGGTGCCGGTCGTGAAGCTGGGCAAGGACCACTACACCCACAAGAGCTACGGCCGTATCTATACGCCCGTGTTTGAGGTGGTGGAGTGGGTCAGCATGGACGGCGAGGCTGAGGCCGAGCCGGCTGCTGAGGCAGCGCCTGCTGCTGGCCGTCGTCGTCGCTCGGCCTGATTGAGAGCGGGGGCTCCGGCCCCTGCTTTTTTATGCGATTCGGATCAGTTTGCAGCGGCATTGAAGCCGCTTCTGTGGCGTGGGAACCGCTTGGTTGGACAGCGGCTTGGTTCAGCGAGATCGAACCATTTCCTTGCGCGGTGCTCAAGCACCACTACCCTGATGTGCCCAATCTGGGCGACATGACCAAATTACCCGACCTGATCCGCAGCGGTCAGGTTGAAGTGCCTGACATCCTTTGCGGTGGCACGCCTTGCCAAGCCTTTTCTGTCGCCGGTCTGCGCCAGTCGCTGGACGATGAGCGCGGCAACTTGTCCCTTACCTTTTGTGAGATCGCAGATGCAATCGACGAACAGCGAAAGTCCATCATTTTTTGGGAGAACGTCCCCGGCGTCCTCTCAACCAAAGATAACGCATTCGGGTGCTTTTTGGGAGCACTTGCCGGCGAAGATGACGCGCTCGTCCCACCAGGGGGCCGATGGGCAAACGCTGGTTTTATTGATGGCCCCAAAAGAGCAGTCGCGTGGCGAGTCCTCGACGCCCAATATTTCGGAGTGGCCCAACGACGCAAGCGTGTGTTCGTTGTCGCAAGTGCTAGAGCAGACTTCGATCCCGCAGCGGTTCTTTTTGAGTTCGACGGCGTGCGCCGGGATTCTGCGCCGAGCAGAGAAGCGGGGCAAGCAGTTGCCCCAACAATTGCAGGTTGCGCTAATGGCGGCGGCGCAAACGGCCCCGGCAGAGATGTCGATAGCGTCGAATCCCTCCAAATCAGCATGTGCCTCAACGCGGGGGGGATGGGCAGGCTAGATGCTGAGTCGGAAACGCTGTTGCCAATCGCCCTGCAAGACGTAACACCCCGCGAGAAGGCGCAGAACGGCAAGGGCTGGAACGATGACGGCACCAGCTACACGGTTGACACCGCTGCAACGCAGGGTGTGATGCAGCCAATTGGATGGTCGGAGGAATTGACTGCCAGTATTGATCTGGCTGGCACCATCCAGCGAGGCGGCGCTGGCGGCAGGCACGATGGCGTCATGCAGCCCAACATGGCCGTGCGCCGCCTCACGCCAGTTGAGTGCGAACGCTTGCAGGGCTTTCCCGACGGCTACACCAACATCAAAGACAAGTGCCCTGATGGCCCACGCTACAAGGCGCTAGGCAACTCTTGGGCCGTGCCTGTGGTGCGATGGATAGGAGAGCGAATTGACCGTGCTTTGGCTTGACTTCGAGACGCGCAGCCGGGTAGACCTCGGCAGCAAAGGCGTCTACAACTACGCGCAGGACATGAGCACCGAAGTGCTGTGCATGTCCTACGCCTTCGACGACGGTGAGGTGCAGACGTGGGTGCCCAAGTACACACCCGACGGTATGATGTGGCTTAACAACTCGCCCTTCCCCGAGGCTGTAGCCAAGCACACCGGCCCGATCTACGCCCACAACGCCGCTTTCGAGCGGCTGATCTTCTGGTACGTCCTACAGATCAACTTCGACCTTGAGCAGTTCTACTGCACCGCCACGCAGGCCAGAGCCAACTGTGCGCCTGGCAGCCTTGAGGATGTGGGGCGATTCGCCAGCGTCAGCATGAAGAAGGACCACCGAGGCGCGCAGCTGATCCGGCTGCTATCAATCCCACAGGCCGACGGCAACTTCCGCGAGGACGCCGGCCTGATGGCCGAGATGATCGCCTACTGCGAGCAGGACGTGCGGGCCATGCGCGAGATCAGCAAGGCCATGCGCCCGCTATCGGCTGAAGAGCTTGCCGACTACCACGTCAACGAGCGCATCAACGACCGGGGCGTGCTGGTGGACGTGCCGCTTGCCAAGGCCGCTATGCGCTACGCTCACGACGAGCTGGTCGAGATAGAGGAGCGCGTCGCTGAGCTGACCGACGGCGAGATCACCAGCGTGCGCTCGCCCAAGATGCGAGAGTGGGTGCTTGAGCGCGTGGGCGATGAGGCCAAGAAGCTGATGCTCGTCAAGGACAAGTATTCGATTGACAAGACTGTGCGAGCGAACCTGCTCGCGATGGAGAACCCCGATGAGATACCGCCCGCTGTCGCCGAGGTCATACAGTGCGCTGATGACCTCTGGGCGTCGTCAGTTGCGAAGTTCAGCCGCATGGCAGACTTGGCAGACGACGAGGATTGCCGAGTCCGTGGCGCTTTTGTCTTCGCTGGGGGTGCCGCCACTGGTCGTGCATCGAGCTATGGACTCCAAGTGCATAACTTCACTCGCAAGTGCGCTAAAGAACCTGATGCAGTACGACAGGCTATGGTCCGAGGACATAACATTGTCCCTGCCTACGGGAAACGAGTCACAGATGTTCTGCGGGGAATGCTCCGGCCCGCACTGATCCCCGCGCCTGGCAAGTCCTTCGTCGTCGCCGACTGGTCGGCCATCGAGGGCCGCGTCAACCCGTGGCTCGCATCCAGCCCCGCAGGCGAGGCCAAGCTGGACGTGTTCAGGGCCAAGCTGGACCCGTACAAGGTGAACGCCGC